AATTTATCCGTTTACAAACGTTTACAAACGGTTATTAGGGTATTATTGCTTTCTTTTATGCTTAAAAAGAAATAAAAACAAGGTAAAAAGATATTTTTTATAGGCTTTTGCACGACAAAATCAAAGTTTAGTTATTTTCGGGCTTTATTTCGGTCTTTAATCAATTCAACTTGGCTAAATTTAAACTCTTTATTTAATAATTTACCCGATTTAATTCTATTTGATACCTGATAAGATGATAAGCCAAAGTTTTTGCCAGCTATTTGCATAGTTCCAAACGCTTGAACGTCTAAATTATGCACATTTATTACTATTATCATATAGGTTTATAAAGTTTTGCACGACAAATATACAGTTTTTAAATAACGCAACAAAACAAGCATAAGATATTTATGTATTTATAACCAACTGTTCGGTCGGTTACAAAAGTAGGGCAAGCCAATGTAAGCCGAAATCCAATTAAACAGGGCAGCAATGAAAGCAATGCCAATGCTAATCGTAAAACCAAAAAAAGCCAGCAATGACGGGGGTAATCTTAAAACGCGGGGGCTGTTTGGTAGATTAGGGTACTTACCACTCACTTCTACACCTATACTATTTTTCTGCTCTTTTACCCATGCTATGCCCTTTCTTACAGTCGTGACTAACTTTTGATTATTCATAATCTTTGTCTTTTTTAAAAATATTTCTAATAAACCTTTTTCTATCATTCCTTTTCCAAAAGCCTTTCTTGAAGTAATCCTTAATAGGGCTACCTACATCTCCTTCCTCGTAGTTATGGTATTTTTCTGTTTTAACTCTGCCTATCTTCATTGTTAATTATCTTTACCCTCCTTTAGTACTGACTTTAATGTTTTCATATCTTCTCAATTAATTCTTTAAATACCTAATTTCAATTAATAGGTCGTTAATCCACTTCTTATCACACTCCTTTGGTAAACTTGACTTCTTAAATAATTCTTCAAGTCCTTTTATATCCTCTTCTGCTTGCTTGATGATGTCTTTTAATTTAACTTCTCCTTTTCTTATTGATAAAAGGTAGTCAGCATTTGGTCTTTTTACTGATATAGTTCCCTCTGTGGCTATTTCTATTGCCATGTCGAGTAATCTTCTGCTTTAAAAATGATTTTATGTCCTTGCGATTGTCAATGGCACAAATTCGGACATTTCACAAAAATACAATACCTTAACCTATCTCACAATAGCAAAACTTAATTTAGATTGATTTTAAATAAGTAAGCCCCACCAATTAAGATGGGGCTTTTTAATGTAAGGGTAACCAACCAAGAAGCCCTTACAAGTTTTTAATCACTTCTTTAAAATCATCAGTATGCCTCCAACCTCCCTCTTTTTTAAGATAAATCTCAAACAATGATAGGTATAAGGCTTTTATTTGGTCTGTGTTCTCGTCTGAATCACTGCAAATTTGTAGTTTCTTTTTACAATCTGCGAGGGCTACTTTATATTCTGTGTGTGTCATTGTTAATTATTTCTTTAGCAATTTTCTCTAATATTTCTCTCGCTTCAAGTGGTTTATGAATATCTATTTCAGTATCTCCAAGTAGTTCCCATGCTTCCATGTTTTCTTCGTATAAGTCAAGATATATTATTCCTGCCATCATTTCAAAGTCAGTTGTTTGGGATAGGAGGTCGAGTTGATAGGGTGTCATTTTATACCTGCTTTAAGTTTAAAATCATTAAGAATTTCAATAAGTTCATCAATACTATCAATAGCCCATCTTTCAGTTTTTAAAACCATATATTTTCCTCCACCACCATCTTCTGTAAACACATCCAATTGCTGGTTATCATTGCTTGTGTCGCAGCTATCGCTATCCTGCGTGTAGGTTACTGACATTCCTTCTATTACTGCTTTCATTTTATCTCAATTTTAAATGTTGGGTCGTCTACTGCTAATTTTATCTTATCAAATAATTCTTTCTTAATTGCTTCCTGTGCTATCATTGCTTCTAACTTCCATAGTCCTGCTTTTCTTGTGGCTGCTATCGTTCTTAGGAGGTGCTTTTCTAATCTGCTTGGTGTTTTTAATTCTCTAAAGAACTCGGTTAACTCAGTGTATGTGAATTCAATCGTCATCTCCATCCCTTTCCCTTAAACCGCCTCTCTTACTTTCTTCAACTACATTATAAAGATGAATAGCTTCATAATCGCTATATCCTGCCTCCATTAATCCACTTATAATATCTACTTTACTAAAATTAGGATTAAGTCTTTCTTTTACTGATGTGCAGAATAATCTCTTATCTCGGTAAGGCTTCATCATTTCGCTCCATTCTTGCGGTTTATTCATACATGCTCCAATTTTGTTATTTCGTGTTGTAAATACCAGGCGGCTTTCTTTAAATCTTCTAACTTGTTTCCTTTTTTGTCGCTTCTAAGGATGTATTTTAAGGTGTTAGCCAGTGAGAAAGGTAGATTATAATGGTCAATAATCTTAATTACCTCAAAAGGGTTGTCCTTGCCTCCGTAATGAGTTGGGTGGTTTACCATGTCTTTATTGCCATCAACACCTACATTATATTCTGTTTGAGGATTGGGTTTTTCCATAACACAATAGTTGAATCCATTAAAAAACAATAAATCAGAGAGAACATTCTCTCTTAATCCGCTATTATATTCTAAGGTGTATATCCAATAATCAAAATTAGCAACTGAAACAGCAATTTTAGCTACTCCTTTATCTGTTACTACTATTGTTGTTATTGGCAAGGGGTGTATTATTTTATTTTTCATAATTTACTTTTACATTAGCAGTTAAATCAGTAGTGTAAAATTCAGTCTTTTCTTCTTCGGTTAACTTTTCGGGAGGTAGTTCTGCTTCGATGCGGGATTTAAACCACAAAGTAATTCTTTTTGATTGTGATGCAAATTCTTCAAGCCAATTATCGTTGTAAAAGTCTTTTTCTATTTGTGTCCAGTCCATGATTAATTAAGTATTGCTCTTGTTTTTATATTTTTAAAAGTATAAGTTTCTTGTATGCCATCTTTCTCCTTGTTAGCTTCGTTATTCCGCCATTTTACATATATGTCAAATATATCTTTTTGAGTGTTTAAATCAGCTAATTTAGCATTGTATTTATTTGGGAATTGCATATAAATACCATTTGGCATACTATATTTAATCCATCCATCTACAATACTTATAATACCCCCACTTTCGTCATTTAATTGCTTTTGTTCCATGCCACAAAAATACTACCTCCATTTATATTATACAAACTACTTTGGTTATTTGAAATGATTCTAAATAAGAAAAAATATATTTGGTAGTTCGGAAAATTGTTTTTATGTTTGCAGCAGCGAAATAAACAACGAATGACAACAACTAAAATTCACAACATTAAATAAGTCCTTACAAGGGGTGCTGTATCTTATCGTGCTTTCGGCACAATTCGTTACTTTGTTTCGCAACACGCCCCTTGTAAGGTATTTATACAATGAAAACAACAAAGAGAATTACTCGATTAAATTCTTGGCTTCAATACCTACACGACCAAGTAAGATTATCAAATAGCAGCCGACAAGATATTGAAAGCAGCATTTTATTAATGTATGAAATTCAAAATCGTATTAACATTTTTAAAAAACTGCACCAATGAGAAAGTCGTTTTTAATTCACACCGATACATTAAATGTTCTCGATATTTTAACAGATGAACAAGCTGGAAAATTATTTAGGGCTATAAAAAACTATCAAAATGGGGTAGATAATACTTTAGATTTTGAAATAAATATTGCCTTCGTTCCGTTTAAAAATCAGTTTGACCGAGATGCTGAAAAGTATGAAAATATCGTAGAACGCAATGCTATCAACGGTTCTAAGGGAGGAAGACCAAGAAACCCAAAAAACCCAGTGGGTTATTTGGAAACCCAAGAAAACCCAAAGAAACCCAAAAAAGCCGATAGTGATAGTGATAGTGATAGTGATAGTGTAAATGATAATTATCAATATAACCATTTTGTTTTGGATTTTCAAAAGATTGTCGGTAAGCAAATGAGGGGTAATGAAAAAACTCAAAAAATGTTTTCAGCAAGATTGAAGGAAGGATTTACCAAAGAGCAATTTTGCAGAGCGATAACAAATTGCAAAAACGACAAGTGGCATATTGAAAATCCTCAATACCTAACCATTGAGTTTATTTTGAGGAATGATAAACTGGAAAAATATTTAAACATTGTTCCAGAACAAACCAAACCAACAGGGTTAACATTGGAGCAAGCACAAGCAAGAATGAGGGGGGAAATGATATGATAGAAATAGCAAAAGAATATTACCAAAGTGGGTTAAGCATAATCCCCATTGGAGAAAAGAAACTACCAATTGGCAGTTGGAAAAAGAATCAAACAGAATTAATTGAGCCAAATTTTAACAGTTGTGTTGGGATAGGGATTGTTTGTGGAGAAGTTAGTGGTGGCGTGGAGTGCATTGATATTGACCAAAAATACTCATTAGATGGAAAGTTGTTTGAGAACTACAAAAATCTAATTGCAAAAGCAGATAAAAACCTTTTGAAAAAACTTGTAGTGCAGTCCACTCCAAGCGGAGGCTATCATTTTATTTACAAGTGTGCAACCATCGAGGGCAATAAAAAACTTGCGAACAGGCACACAACCGAAGCAGAAAAAACAGAAAACCCAAAAGATAAAATTCGTGTACTTATTGAAACACGCGGAATCGGAGGATATTTCATGGTTGCTCCGAGCGATGGTTACAAAGTGATTTATGGCGACATAAAGAAAATATCTATTTTAAGCGCATTAGAGAGAGAAACTTTGTTCGTGTGTGCAAGAACACTCAACGAGGTATTTGAAGCTGCCACAGTTAACAAAAACAGCCAAAAAACGATATTAGAAAACCTTTCACCATTCGAGGATTGGAACAATCGTGGAGATGTGCTTGATTTATTAGAGTCGGAAGGGTGGGTTGTAAAATTGCAAAACGGAGCAAAAAAACTATTGCTAAGACCACAAGGCACAGGTATGTGGAGTGCAGATTGGAATGAAGATAAAAGAATATTCTATGTTTTTACTTCATCAAGTGAATTTGAACAAAACAAAGGCTATAACCCGACACAAGTTTTAGCAAAGCTAAGATTTAATGATGATTTTTCTGAATGTGCTAAATGGTTATTAAAAGAAGGATATGGAAATTTCACTCCCGATAAAAACGATAAACCAAAAAAGGAAACTCAAAAACCAATAGAAATAAAAGCCACCATAGATGAAACAGATAGCCATGTAGCAGATGAATCAGAAATAACAGACTATTTAAATCAATGGAGAAATGGAACTTTTGTAAAGGGTTTAAGCACAGGAATAGAAGGATTGGATAAGTATTTTTTATTTAAAAGGGGTAATTTCAATGTAGTAAATGGTATTGACAATATTGGTAAAAGCACAGGTATGTGGTATTTATGTTTACTTTCTGCCTTGTTCCACGATTGGAAGTGGCTTATTTACTCAAATGAAAATAGGGCGGGAGCAGTAACAAAGAAACTGATAGAATTTTATTGGGGTTTAAATGTTCGCTCTCAAACAGAGGCGCAATATAAAGAGGCTTACGATTTTGTTAAGGAACATTTTACAATTATTTCTAATAAAAAAATGTATAATTACATGGATTTATTGAAAATAACGACTATTGAAAATGCAAAAAAGAAACACGATGGATTATTGGTTGACCCTTATAATTCATTAATGATTTCACTTTCTGACAACTCAAAATTAAGCACACATGAATATCATTACCAAGCAGCAAGTGAGATGCAGTTATACTCGCACAGGGAAGATACTTGTATTTATCTTAGTTGCCATGTTATAACATCAGCATTAAGGGAGCAAGGCAAGCCACCAAAGAAAGGAGATACAGAAGGAGGTGCTAAATTTGCAAATAAAGCAGATGATTTTATGACATTCCACCGTTTGCCTTACGACCCCGAAAAAATGAATGAGATGCAAATTCATGTACGCAAAATAAAAGAAGTTGAAACAGGAGGTGGCTATACACCAGAAGGGCAGCCATTTATATTAAGACTAAAAGCGGGATTTGCAGCCTATGAAGATGAATATGGCTTTGACCCAATTGAACAATGGAGGTTTAGAGGAAAAGAATCGTTAAAAGGGAAACAGGAAAAAATAAGTTATCCAGATAAATACTCTACCCCAAAAATTGAGCAGCCAACAGAGACAACAATAAAGCCAAATAACGATTTCGATGCTCAAAAATCAACAGCTATTAATGGGAATGGAAGTTTTTCAGTAAAAGAACATGACGATTTATACTAATAACAAACAAAAAAAACAATGAAAAGACTTAATCAAAAACACGATGTTGTAATAGACACTTATTACACTCCAATTAATACAAATGCAGAACAAGGAGAAGTTACGCATCATTACACCTATGTAAGTAATGTGTATTTTTATAAAAGGCAAATTATTAACGACCAAGAGGTTTTTATAAAAATAGAAATACATAAAGAAATGATATTGGATTTAGCAGCAGAAATAAATAAGATTGAAAAAGAGGTGGTAAATAAGCCTTTTAACAATTTGCCTTTCTAATTTAGAATCACTTTAAATAACCTACAAAGAGTTGATATAAAGAAATAAAGGATATACATTTGCAGAAACAAAAAAACCTTTTTTAAAGGTGCTGTTATAAACTGTAAAATAAAATTAGCGATGGAAAATTTATTAGAAAAATTAACAAAAGAAGATTTAATTAAAGTTATTGCAAATATGCACGACACTATCCAAGAATGGAATAACGGATGGGGTTTAGAAAAGAATGATGCGGAAACTTTAATTAAAATCGGTTTAGCTTGTACAAGTTATTGTGCGAAAACGAATTTTGATTTACCGGGTGTTGTGGATTAATTTTTATTTGCTTATAACGGTAGGCAGCTAACAGAAGGCGGCTTTTTAGCAAACTTAGTTGATGCCGCTTTTTGTTAGGTGCTGTTATGTGTCTGGTTTTATTTTAATTTTTTAGCGTGGGCAATTTATGATTTTAAGAAGATTAGGAAGTAAAGCAAAATTATCAATGAGAATACAACAATATTTTCCAAAACACGATATTTATATTGAGCCGTTTTTTGGCTGTGGCGGAATGTTTTTTAGCAAACCAAAAGCAAAACACAACATTTGTAATGACTTGGATGGCGAAATATTTAATCTATATACAATCATTCAGAGCCATAAGGACGAACTGATTGAATTGATTGAAGCAACTCCATTGAGCGAACATTTATTTGAATACTGGAAAGTAAATAAAGAAACCGAACCCATTAGAAAAGCATTGCGGTTTTTATGCCTTACAAATCTATCTTTTGGAGGGTTAATGAATACCTTTAGCACAAACATATTGACACAAGACAAAGAAAATTTTAGTCGTATAATCAATAATGCTTTTAAGCAAATGGGAAACACAAAATTTCTTAATAAAGATTTTAGGGAATTATTGAAAAACCTAAATTTTCCACACGGAGATTTGGATAAGGCAAATTGTTTTATTTACGCTGACCCACCTTACATTGGAACTAATGACACGTTTGAATATTCATTTACTGAGCAAGATACTTCTGATTTATTTGAAATACTTATAGGCATTGGAATACGATTTATGATTAGTGAATTTGATACACCGTTTATTCTTGGACTTGCAGAAAAACATAAATTGAATGTAATTACACTTGGAGAACGGAAAAACTTAATGAATAAACGGACTGAAATTTTAATAACGAACTATGAAAATGCACCAACTCTTTTTTCCTAATGGTTTTGAAAAAACCAAAGTGCGGTGGGAAAAAATTAAAATAAAACTTGCACATAACGTATCGTGGCTTTACGCAGGTGGGGATAAATACCACAAAACTCCCAACCTGCACAAAATTTAATTATAAGTACGCATTTGGGTTTAAACGCTAACCCCCACTTGTGTAAAACCAATGTTAGCAGTAGTTTTTATTATGGATTCAATAGCAAAACAAGTATTAGACATCGTTGAAGATTTAAACAATGATGTTGCAGAAAGAGGTGGTTTAGAACACTACGCACCTTTTGAATTTAAGAGTATTGGGTGGCAAGGTTCTGCTGTCTATTTTATGGGGGTTTTTATTTGGACAGAGGAAGATGATGAACGAGATTACATTGGCGATACTGATGAGAAAGAACCTTTGCGTGGTTTTATCATTAGACAAGCGGATAAGACTTTGAAAGACCTTAATATGAAAATGGGTGCTTTCTAAAATTACTGCTAACGGTAAATTGTATGAGTAGTGGCAGATTGCGTGGCATTTTCCTGTCAAACCACTACGCTGTTTGAGCGGG